ACGGCTCTTTTAAGTGCTTGCGCTTGTTGTGTTCCACTAATAGGGTCAAACCTATCATCATTCATAAAAAGAACTCCAGCTGGACCACCATTCTGGAAAGAAGCAACCGCCGCAGTCTTGGCTTCGTTTGAACGAGTCAAGTTTTTCGCAGCAGCCATTAAAGGAGATTGACCATATAGTTGATTCCCAGTTGTATTCCATTGTAAGTTTATGTATTTATCTTGTAATACTTCTTGTTTAGTAAAGTTCCAAAGTGGACCATAATTTAATTGGTAACCGCTAATCGTTGGAGGGAAGTTTTGAATGTCCGCTAACACGTACATATATTGTGAAGGAAGCACGTACATTTCATACGGCTTACCATTATTGTTACCACCTTCAATCATCTTTGCGTAAACAAAAGAATTACCTGTAACTAATTTAAATGTACACCAAGCCTCTACGAAATCGCCAAAGGTATCTTCTTGGTTAGGATACTTTAATAACTCGTTTAATCTTGCATCACCTGTATATAATTCAAATGCTTTCTTGTGTAGCTTTTCAACATCTTTCCAGTTCTCAATCTTATCTGGTTGACTCATTAACGCTTTGTATTTCTTTGCAGAAGTTTCATCCACTACTTTGTAAACGTGGAATGGAGCAAGTTTTGCTTTATCCGCAATTAATTTTACGATTGAATAAACTATGTCATTTGCTGAATAACCATCATTTACGAAACTAATGTTATCGCCACCCTGCCAAGTTATTATCCCTTGTTGTATTGCTACTTGTCCGTTAAAAGGAATTTGTGGTAGTACAGTTGATAGTTTTTGTCTTTTAGTAAAAAAGTCAAGTAATCCCATTATATATGAATTTTAACAAAGTTAGACAATTTATCCTAAAATACCGACACCTCAAATTTAGGCTTGGTTAAATGTGTAAACACGGCATACCTACAAGCATCCATCAAGTCATCATTTGCCTTTACAGGTTCTTCTATTACGTTATCGTTTTTATCCTTTTTCCATTTGTAAGACATAAACTCCCTTCTTAGGTTTTTGCTATTGTAGTGCAAGTTTATTGGATAAGATTTCATCTTTACTATTCCTGCCCATACATCCTTTTGTGCTGGTTTGATATTAAACCCTTGTCGGTAAAGTTCCTCAATAGATTTAGGCTCCGCAGCATCCGCATAGATTGTGGCACGTTCTGGTAGCTTTTCCTTAATCAATCTTGATAGGTCGCTTAAAGTCAATCCGCTTTGATAAACTATTTCCTCAAAGTAGTTTTGTCCTTCATAGTGCGTAACCTTAACTAAAGCAGCTGGGTGAACATAACCAAAGTCTAATCCATAGAATACATCCCCATCTGGTGCTTCGTCATATTGCTTCCATTGTGTATATATAATTTCCTTTGCCGACCCTCGTTCCCCTAAGCCGTAAACCTTCCACATAAAGTCATCCGGTAAGTCCTTATATTGCTCAATGTTTTTTATTTGGCTTTCACTAAGGTTACTTATGTTGTTTAGGTAGGTAGAATGGATGCGCTTGTTATTAGGGTTATCTGCTACTTCATATACCCAAGAAATAAAGTCAGCTGGATTCCAGTCTAAGAACGCTTGTCCAGTTGTACGAATTAAAAGCTGGTCAAATAAAGCCTTGCTAATAAGGTTTGCCTCGTTTACGAATAATATATCCCTTGCTGGTCCTTTTGCTTTGTCAGGGTCTTCTAATCCAAATAACTCAATATAAGAGCCGTTTTTAAACGTATAAATAAAATCCGTGTATCTAAAATCCTTTTCATCCCAAATATTCCATTGCTCCAATATGTTTTTGAAATCCCTATAAACACCTCGCTTAATATGTGGTAGGGAATGAGATACACACGAAATTCTTGTATTAGGCTTGCTTAAAGCTATGTGGATTAGTAACTGAACAACCGAATAGCTTTTGCTTGACCTTGACCCACCTTCATTGCATATTATAGGATAACCATCCTCGTATGCCTTTTTATTGGCATAAAAGACAGGTGTAGCCTTAATCTTTAATTGGTTGACAATCTGCATCTGGTTCTATTGTGATTTGCACATTACCCTTAATATCTGCGGTTATGTCGGTTGTTTGTTTAGGTCTGCCCTCTAATCTATCTAAAAGGATTTCATAAGCCTTTAAATCGCCTTTCCTTGCCTTAGCTATGATTTGCATATCTAATTGCTCGGCTATTGTAAACTCCTCATCTTCGCCTGTTACTGGGTTGCGTACCTTAGTAACCAACTCCAATAAACGCAAAAGTCTTGTCTTGCTATTAGGCACACCCTTACCCCTTCCCTTTGGGTTTCTTACTTCCCCTTTTTGCGCTGGTATCAAATTATGCTCATTTGCCATATCTTCTTAATTTCTTCTAATTATTACAAAGCTACTCCGTTCTTCTTGATAACCAATGAAGGGTCAAGTTTTTTCATCCTGTCTACAATTACTTGGCAGTATTTAGGGTCAAGTTCCATACCATAGCATTTGCGTTTAAGTTGATGTGAAGCTACCATTGTTGAACCAGAACCTAAGAAGAAATCAAATACTAAGCTATTTTCGTTTGAACTAATCTTCATTTCATTTGCAATTAATTCTATTGGTTTCATTGTTGGATGCAATCCTGTTTCTCTACCAAACTCCAAACATCTTGAATAGTTTACATCCTTTAATCCATTATTCCATATAGCAGACTTTCTAAATAGAAGTAAATATTCTATATCTGGTCTATGTGAATCCCCAATTGGAATGGCATTTGGCTTTTTCCATATTAGAACATTAAATGAATAACCACTATCTCTTGCCCATACTAAATAATCTGGTAATAATTCCTTGTTGCAAAATATGTATGCGTTTAATTTATTTTTATCAAATATCAATGGCAATACTTGTAAAAATTCAGTTGGTTCAAAGTTTGCTATAAATTCTATATCTTTCCCTTGCTTTTTTAATCCTTGCCCAATATTTCCCTTACATCCTCCTTCAGTTTCTATTTTATAAGGTGGGTCAGTAAATACCATATCTCCCTTTTGTCCGTTCATTAAGTTAGCCACTTGGTCGCTATCTGTACTATCCCCACAAAGTAATCTATGTTCCCCTATCTCAAACAAATCGCCTAATACTATGTCCGTTTCGGTTCCTCCATTTGGAACGGCAAAGTCATCTTCTTCAGCCTCTAATACGTTTGCATCAAAGTTAGGTATATCAAGACCCCATTCAGTAAGTAATTGTTCATCCCAATTGTTTGCTAAGTCATCCCAATCCCACTCTCCGTATCCTACGTTATCCTTTACTATAAATTCTTTCTTTTGTTCTTCGGTTAGTTCTTTTGCTTGTTTTACAGGAACATCTGTAAGTCCAGCTTCAATACAAGCCTTTAGCCTCATATTGCCACCTAAAACAATATTGTTTTCATCTATTACAATAGGTCTAAGTTCAAGCATTTGTGGGAAGTCTTGGATTGACTTAACTAGCTTCTTAAACTTATCATCCTTAATAATTCTTGGATTATTTGGGTTAGGCTTGATTTCGTTGATATTCATTATAATTTTTCTAATTCGTTTTTAACATCTTGCCAATATAATACTGGATTACACTCGCCATTTTGCCACATAGTTTGTTCTTTGATTAATTCATCTACTGCTACTAATGCACATATTTTACCTAAATTAGAATCTTTAAAACATTCGTGATAATATGCTTCATCGGCATAATTAAACTTGTTAATAAGCATTTCAGCTTGTTTCTTTGGTGTCATATTATCGGTTTTTTGTTGGTGTTCGTATTGATGGCATTTGTATAATTGGCTTCTTTTTTATTTGCTCAAAGCCTACAAAATTGCCACACTTATTGCACTTAAATTGAATCGTAGTTAGCTCATTTTCCCAAGCATATCCTTCAACTAAGGACTTGCACTTACAGGTGTAAAGTCTTTTACTTAAAGTATTTTTCATCGCCCTTGTCTATTATATGGTTTAACCGCCTTGTCCTTTGGACCAGATGTCTTTTTGTATTTGCCACACTTTCTTTTCCCAAATGATTGTTTGCCTTTACTGTCTAATTTTGCCATTATAGTTGTTTATTAGGTCTGCCATAAAATCAAATCTTTGTTCTTGTGTTTCGCCAAATACATAGTGCGTAGTTCCATCAATTTCAAAAACATAGCAAGGATAACCAGCTATTTCTTGCTCTTTGCACGTTTCAAATATGTTTGATTCTAAGGTCATTTATATTTCTCTATTATTTTCTCTAATTCGCTTCTTTGCCATTTCTTTAGCCTATTGTTAACCGCCTCAAACTCCAATTCTTTAACCGCTTTTTCTCCTATTCTTTCTACAAGTCCGATTCGGTACATTGCTTGGTTGCCGTGTTTAAACATATTACACCCAGCACATTGCAAGTGTATGTTCCATTCGTTAAACCTTAAAGCTGAATATCCTTTAACAGTAAAGTAATGTCCAGCTTGATTACCATTGTAGCTTCCGCAACTAATACAAGGCAATCCTTCATCTCGTTTCCTTATATACGCATTTACTACCTTTTGGGTCTTTTCTAACAACTTTGGTAAAGGTATCAATGGCATAAAGCAAAATTAGGGTTACTTTTTCAATCTAACAACACATAATCTATCGTTATGCTTGTAGCGTTTTTTGTTTATTGGGTTCATATAGGTCATAATTGTTTTATAGTCAGTACCTAAAAACCTTATAGCCTTTGCTATTGACCTAAACCATATTTCCTCTTTTGTATCTAAATAAATTAATCTTACCTCAATGTTGTTGTCTATTCCTGTCATCTCAATAATCGTTTTAATTCAAAGTATAAATGTGCAGTTAAATAAATCATAATTGCTAAAGGAACGCTTAGAAGCATAAACTTTGCTAATTCATAAATAAATGTTAATTGTTTCATAGCTTATTTGTTTATAAAAATTATTCTTTTTTGAACAGCATATTCTCCATCATATTTTATCCAACTACTTCCATTATCATATCCATTAAAACCTTCTTCAGTTAAATTTCCATTTTCATCAAGTATTTTACCACCCCAATGATTACTTATTCCGTATTCTCCTTGATATTGTCCATATTGAATAATACCTTTTCTACCATCTTTTAATATTACTACAGTATCTAATTTCATAATTTTTATTTTTTTTAATTATACGTTTAAATAACCACCCCAAGTTCCCCAATTACTATCTTGGTTAAAAATATTTAATTCTTGAGGTGGCTATAATTGATTTTGTAAAAATAGGTACAAAGTATATCTTTTGCACTCGTTTTTGATAAATATTTCGTTATTTAATTTCTCTAAGTCTTTAGGTGTTTTAGCCGTTACC